GGGTGTGAACGAGGAATGAAGACGCTACTTGCTATCGACCCCTGCGGGGTCGGCGGGACAACCGGCATCGTCCTCCTCAACTATGGGGGGGACAAGCCGGCCAGACTCCTCAACTCGTGGAACCCCGGAACCGAGGAGACCTACGACTGGTTCTACAAGCGAATGTTCGACCGCATGGTACATCCGGATGTTTTGGTGTGCGAGAAGTATGTCAACCGCAACATCCCCGGAGCCGACATCAACCCGGTTCGAGTTGAGGGCGCCGTACACATCTTCGGCCTGTTCCTTGGAAAAGAGGTTGTGTGGCGCACACCTCAACAACGGCTGTTCGTCCGCGACGAGAACCTCCGGCGCCTCGGTCTCCTATTCGAGAAGGTCGAGGACCACCATCACGACAGGCGGGAGGCCGCACGGCATGCCATCGCCTATCTGGTCGAGCGCGAGCATCACAAACCCACGTACGAGAGAGGATGGAAATGAAGATAGGATCGCTTTTCACAGGCATAGGCGGATTGGAGCTCGGGATAAGCGACACAGTGACATCCATCGCTCCGTACGGCAACGATATCGAGTGGATAGCAGAGACCGACGGGAATGCGCTGAAGATACTTGATCATTCAACTATGTTCCACGGGGTGCCCAATCTCGGAGACGTAACGGAAACCGATTGGACCGTGGTCCCCGACGTAGACTGCATTACCGGAGGGACGCCTTGTCAGGACTTCTCACACCTCGGAACCCGTAAAGGGCTGGAGGGCGAGAAGAGCTCTCTGCTCTACGCGTTCATCGAAGCCGTGAAGGCGAAGAAGCCGGATTACGTCTTGTGGGAGAACGTCGCAGGGGCTCTCACGAAGGGCGCATATGACGTGCTCTTGGACGCGTTGAACGAAGCTGACTACTCGACAAGCTCTGTGATACTCCCTGCAAGTCGCCTCGGCATGCCGCACAAGAGAAGCAGGATCTTCGTCTTCGCCGAACGCACGGAGAAATGGGTTGTCCCTTTCAACGCACAGCTAGTTAAAGTTAGGCCTGACACACGGCTACGCTGTCTGCCGACCCCCAATCGGTCCCGTATGGACGGCAGGAAAAGCCCCGGGTATTCCAAGTGCCCATCCTTCTACGACCTCAAGTATTGGAGCGAAGACGAAGTGAGGGCTTCCTACGGGGCGGCCATCGAGCGTTGGGAGGAAACACTCGGTCGCGAGGCCCCTCCACTTGCGAAGCCTAAGGGGACTCTCAACATAGAGTTCATCGAGTGGATGATGGGCTTCCCGAAAGGATGGGTGACCGACGCGGACAACGTGTCGCGCACAGCACAGTTGGCGGCCCTCGGAAACGCGTGCACACCACAACAGGCTTCCGAAGCCTTTTACCACGGGCTTCTGCAATTGACAAGAGAAAGGACCAATTGATGATCAAGAAATGGAACACCGCACGGTGGATCAGGAAATACTGCTACGACAACGAGGCGCTGCACGTCGAAGACTGCTTCGAGCTGGCTGTGCGCCTAGGAAAGGCCGGCATCGGCCCCGTCTTCGAATGGGATGCTGACGACCCTTTCTCGTCGCACCCGTGGAACGGGCAGGGCAACGGTTCACATAGATTCTTCGACGTGTTGTTCAACATAATCGGCCCGAGCTGGCTGTACACGCCGAACACAGACATCCACCGGTGGTGGAGACGCTATAGGGCAGGTGAGTAGGAAGAAGCCCCCGCGCAATGCGGGGGCTTCTTCTGTGCGCTTATGCCGTTGTCAGCCGAGCGCTACCCAGCTGACGTGGACGTTCGAGTCAACGGCCCATTTCCAGTTACATGCCGTAGCAACTCCGAACTGCTTCTTATCCACGGGGAAACCGATGATACTGTGTGTGATGGCGTCCGTGACCTGGCACAGTAGCGAACGAGGGATACGGTCGAGCTCTTCAGGGAAGGGCACAGTGAACGACTTTATATTGTATAACTCCCACCGTTGATATCCGGTCTCGAACACCCCGGCTGCTAGAACTGCCATCTGCGCGCTGAAGTATGTGAACCCCGAACCATCATGCTGAAGCTGGATACGGTCGTTCAGAATGTTGAAGACGATCGGCTCGTCAGCCGTGCCCTCCACACCCTGGCGCTTCAGCTCATCCACCTTGTTCTGTGCATCCCACCGCGACTTCACCGGGTAGATAACCTGCTTGCGCAGCTTGCCCACGACGTTGGACACGGAAGAAGATATCGTGTTGAACAAACCTTGCAGGGGTTTGACCGGGTCCGTGCCCTCGATGTGCGCGATCCCGTTGCTGTCGGTTGTAGCCATTTTTCCTCTCTTTACGTGTTAGGCTGGTTGGATTCCATTACCAGTATAGTGCCGTTGAAGTAGTTGTACTCGTCCTTTTCCGGGTTGTGAGTCAACCTGTTCTCCCCTATAAGGCGGAAGACCACCTGTGTGACGCGCGGCACCGTCAGGTTATAGAATGCGTAGAGGTCATAATATCCAGCGTTGATCTCACCGTTGAACATCCCCGGCATTTGAGAGATGTAGTAATCTTCATACTTCGTCTGCGTTCCGCCCGGTGGTGTCCAAGCGGTTTGGAGCACCAACTGCATCTTTGATCTAAAAGCATCTGATGCGCCCTTATTCACGTAACGACCACTGCCGAAGAAGAGGAAGTTCAAATAACCCCTCCCGTTCTCAGGGTAGTTCAATATACTCTCGGACATCATTACATTATCAGAATTGGGGCCAAGCATACGCAAATCGCCTGTAAGAGTCCGGAAAGACAGTTTGTTATTGGTGTTGTCCAGATTCGACATCAGGCCGTTCAGGGAGTTGCGCACACCTCCGATCCCTAAGTTGTTGAGACCCGAGTTGATGGACGAGATCTCGTCCTGCACCCACGTGCCCCACGTGTCGCCGGCGCCTAGGTTCTTATTGGGTATCATTCCGGCTTGTACTCCCTGTGCGGTTGATTGAATTGGAACACGTTGTAGATCGTCTTCGGGATCTTCGCCTCATAGTCAGCAAGCGTTGTGCCCGTATCTATCTTATTGGAGAACTCGTCGCATGTGATCCGCGACGTGGCCGTCACCGTGATCTCCTGATTGTTCATGTCGACATGTGTCGTCATGAATCGGTCCCCGCCGTAGTCGAAGGCCGACCCAGACGTGAGGAACAAATCGTTCCCAGTCGTTGACGGCGTACGCGACTCCAGGTTTGGCGACGTGAGCGTGATCGTCGGGATTGACCCTGACTTCTCCCACACCGCCCGGAGGCTGTTGTCTATCGCCAGCGACGGCGTGTTGATCAACGGGTTGTTGATCTGCTCCTCATCCGAGCCGAGTGAGGACGACCCCGTGTGCGTGACATACGTGTCCTCCGGGCCCATCACCAGCCCGGTGCCACGGAAACGAAGCGAGTTGTAGTAGTTGGATGGTCCCGAAGAGGCGGCGATGCGGAACGGCGAATAGTCAGATGTAACCATGCCGCGCACAGTGACGATGATCTGATTGTGGTTCTTCGGGTCCAATCGCACAGACAGGCTGCCGCCCTGCCCCAACCACTGGGACGCCGTGATCGGGAGCCCGTCGTTCCCGGCAACGCAGTAGGCTGTGTACTCCAGTCCCGACGTGTCCTTCGCTGGAATGTAGTCTTTGCACTGGGTCACCCATGGCGTCATGGCTTCGATCACATAAGCGTCGAGCGTGATCGTCTGCTCCACAGTCTTCCTCGCGTCCACTTGAATGATCGTGTCCCGCGACTCCTTGCTCAACGGCAGATACTCGTTGTAGGCATAACGCATGGGCCTGTACGTGGTCTTCACCGTCTTAGTGGACTGTGCGAGGTCCACACTGTAGCTCATGCCCGTCACGTTGTTCATGCGTTCCTTCAGGAAGTTATTGTCACGAAGGAACAGCAGGTTCGAGTTCTGGCGGAGCATATACACGTTGTGCACGGCGCACAAGGTGTTCAGGTAGTCCCACACGTTGAACGACCCACCGGGAGCCATGATGATCGGGTTGTATTGGTCGGACTTGATGAAGCCGTCCACATACACCTTGTCATAGTCGCACAGTTTGAACAGTTCGACGACCACGTTGCGGAAGTTATTGTACTGCGTGGGGACGACTTTCACCTGCTTGAGCTTATAGCACAAGTCGTCGACGGTCACGGTGTTCGTCGAATAGTTAGACGTGAACGTTCGCACGTCCCCCCGGAACTCGTACACACTTGACACAGGGTGCTTGTTCGTCCACGTCGTCGACACATCCGCAGGCTTGAAGAACCTGTCCGTCAACGTCATCACAGGGTAGCCCTTAGTGCCCCCCGGGACACTGTACGACATGCGGTCCCACTGCGCAGAGAACGACTCCAGCGAGCGGTCCGTCCTATATTCGAAAGGCTCGGGTGCGATGCTCACAGCAGCACCTTCTCAACGAACGTCGCAGTCACGGCTACCTCATAGCCGTCGATCGCTGCGCTGTACTCTTGTATCGAATACGGCTCCTTCTGCTGGAGTGCTCCATATCCCATGCCGGGCAGGAACGGTCCGTAGTTGTTTGGCACGTCGTTGATCGTCTTCACCTGCGTCTCGGGGTAGGCCCGCACACAGATGCTCGAAATACGAGAGCTCGCCCACATCTGGATCTCGCCCCACGGGTTGCTGACGTTGTTCGTCGGGATCCTCGTCGTGACATAGCGGCCGTCGAATTCGCTGACCGCCGTCACGGCCGTGTCGTTTATCTGGATCGTTCCGTCCCCACGGCATCCAGCCCACAGGTTATAGCCCTCCGGCCAGTGGATCTTCTGTCCGATCTGCCATATCCACGTGGGGTTCCACGACATCGCCGGGGCTCCGTTGTATGTGCCGGGCGTTGCCACGTGGGGTATATCATCCGTGAAAACCGTAGCGTTAGGTATGTAGTGAGACATGAACAGCGGCAGGAGGTTCGTTTTCATCGCCAACGGGTCCACGTAGTAAAGCAGCTCGTTCGTGGACAGAAGGTACAGCAGGGCCGCATGCTCGGCTACGGTGTTGGCTGCCCAGGTGAGCGTGAACTCCCTGTGCGTCAACGCGGACCGTTTGGCGAAACCGTCACCCCGCAGCGTCGTGGCGCTGTAGTTGAATCCAGTACTGTTGCTTTGGAAGTTGGCCACGGGCGCGTCGATCCAGCGCATGTCGTTCAACGTGCCGAACCACACTTTGGGTCGTTTAGGCATTCCTATGCTCCTCTCCTCGATGCCATGGCGTTAGAGCCGTTGACCATCCCCACTATAGCATTGCCGTCTATCACCGTCGGCTTGTTGACCGCGCTCACCAGAATGTGCCTGTCCGTGCCGGACAGCTCGACGAGGATCGGGCCCCCGCCGAACCCGCCGCCTGCACCGCCTGACGACGCAGCCGAAGCCCCCGAGGCAGCGGCGCGGCCGGAGTTGACGGCCTCCAGGAAGCCGTAACCGACGGTCTGCGCGGCCTGCCTGTTGATGACGAACTCGCCGGGCGTCAACATGGCCGGAACGGTGTCCGTGGACTGCTTGCCGCCGCTGTAAGATGATCCGCCGACCTTGCCGCCCGTCGAGAAGCCCCACGCCTGGTTGAAACCGAACATGAACTGCCCGACCGACAGGCTTCGCAGATCCCGCACACGATTACACAGGTTGATGGCATCCGTGGCTGCCTGGTTGAACGAGAACCCTGCCTGCTGTGCGCTGCTGATGATATTGCTGAACGCCCCGTAGCCGGCCTCACGGATGCCGTTGATCGCATAGGACATCCAACCGGCCTTGTTCCCGGCTTCGTCCATCGAGTAGGCGGATCCGTGAGCCTGATCGCCCATGTTGTCCAGCCCGTGTGCGGCCGTGTTGGCTGAGTCTGCGGCCTTCCACATCTCCGCGCCGAGCTGCTGGAGCGTTGCGGCTGCTTGTTCTGCAGCGCCTCCGACGCCGCCACCGCCGAGAGCCCCTCCGAGGCCGGCCGCATCTCCGCCCGTATTGTTCAGCGAGTTGCCGAGCTTGTCTGCGGCATCCCTGTTGTCGTTCATCGAATGCTGCGACTTGCGGTTCTTCGCCTCCAAGTCGGAGAGAGCCCGCAGTGCCGGGTCTGCGTTCACGCCCACCGTGAAGTTCCTCGGGACGCCGTTGATCACCTTAGACAGGTCTGTGAACGTTGCTGCATACCTCTCGGTCTCCGCACGGGAATAACCCATCGACGTCATATTGTTGATGAACTCCGCACGCAAGGCAGAGGCGTAGGCGAGCACTTGCTGCTGGCTGGCGCCCGTGTTGGCGTATGCGAGCACCTGCTTCTGGTATGCCTCGACAAGGGACAGCACGTTACCACGCTGTTCCCTAGCGGCGTCCGAGAACCCCGCCAAGTCGCGCCGCGCCTTCTGCTGTGCGTCCGAGAGCTTCTGCATAGCCTCGTACAGCTTTTGGTAATTGCCGGCCTGATCGCCCTCGGCGTTCTTCCGATCCGTTCGATTCTTCTGCTGTGCGACGGCGTTCTTCTGCAGCTCGGCGCGGATGTCGTCGGCTCGCAGCGTATCGCCGTAGTCGACGGCCACCTTCAGTTGAAAAGTCAACTTGTTCCGGTCCGACTGCAGCTTCGACAGCTCGGCGTCCAGCTCGGCGATTTTGTTGCGCGTTTCCTCGATCGACTTGTTGGCGTCGCCGATCTCCTTATTCGCCGACTGCGCGTCTTTCGCCGCGTTCTCGAAGTACGACTTGATCGTCTTGAACGACTTCGCCGTCTCGTCCAGCGACTTGGGGAACTCCCACCTGAAATTGAAGGCCGCGTTCGCCACGGAGGACAGTTCGCTGATGTAGTCGGTGAAGGTCTTTATCTCCTTCGCCGCTTCTTTGATCTTCTTGCCGGCCTTCTTCGCACGGTCCCCGAGCTTCCTCGTCCTGTGCCGAGCTTTCTTGGCGTGCTTGGCGGCGTTCCTGGCACCCCTCGCGAAGCCCTGGTTGAGGGCCTTACCCAGGTCCTTGATGGACGGCAGAGCGGCCGTGGAGGACTTCCCGAGGCCCTGCAGCGAAGCCGAGGCCGCCTTCGAAAAGTCCTTCCCAGTGGCGATGCTAGCTGCGATCATGCCGATCACGTTGCCTGCCTTCTGGGCGAGGACAGCGGCCTCCGAAACCTGGTTCGCCGACTGCGTCGCCTTGTTGGCCACGGCGTGCAGGCGCTGCTCGACCATCTCCAGGACCTGCACGGATCCGACGCCGTGGCTGCGCAGCAGTTGCATAATCTGCTGGATGTAGGCGTTCATCACCTCGGCGTCCCCGCCGGAAGCCTCAGCGGCTTGGCGCACAACAGCATAGAGAGCCTTCAGGTTGGACCTGCCAGCTTCCGAGAACTCGTCGAAGTTCATGCCGTTCTTGTACAGGCTCTCGCCCAGGTTGGCTACGGCATCTTCGAGGTTGACGAACGCCTCGTCCCCAGACAGTGCGGAGTCAACGACCTTCTTGAGCTCCTTGGCGGCCTTGTCGGCCTTCTCGCCCATGTTGTCCATCTCGTCCGCGGCGTCGGCCGTGTCGCCCTTCAGGCCCTTCATGGTCTGTGCAGCCAGATCGGACTCGTTGCGCACACCGTCGAAAGTCTGGTGTGCGTTGTCGTCGATCTTCTTCAGCGTGTCGAGGATCTTCTCGCCGTCGAACCAGGAGATCTTGCCGGAGGCTACCATCTCCTGGATCTTGTTCTTGAACGAGTCTATGTACTGGCTGGACTTTTGGGTGCTGCGCTCAATATCGTCGGCTATAGAACCGAACCCGTTCTGACGGTAGAGCTCGGCGAGTTTCTTCTGCGAGTCCGTCATCTCCGAATTGCCCTGCGTAACCAGCTTCGAGTACTCCTGCACGGAGAAACCCATCTGGCGCAGTGTGGCCAGCTGCTCGTCGCCGAACTGCTTGAAGCCCGTGTTGCCGGCAATCTGCTCGGCCATCTTCTTCAGCGAGTTCTCGCCGATCGCATAGGTCTGCTTCGATATCTCGTCGGTTGACTGCCCGGTTTTCTGTGCGAGGAGTTCCTGTGCCTGTGCGAGAGCCTTCGTCTGGGCGTTGGCGTCCGACGTGGAGAACAGCTGCGAGGACATGGACTCGCCGGCCTTGTTGGTGGCCTTCGCGAACACGTAGGCCGCGCTCCCGCCCTCCTCGAAGGCCTTCGTGTCCTGCATCACCGATTGCGCGAGGTCAGCCTGGGCTTGCTGGAGCGCCTTGGCCTCGGCCCTAGCGGCTTCGGATCGCTTCGTCCAGGACTCCGTGACCTTCGCCAGGCCCGTGAAGAACAAGGATATGCCGGCACCTGCGGCTAGGCCCTTGAGTGCCCCCATGAGCCCCGAGGTAGCCTTGGCGGCTGTGCCCATCGCGTTGGAGGCTTGCCCCGCGCCGCCTGCTGCAGCCCCTGCTGCGGACTGCGACGCGGCGGCCTGGCCAGCTGCCCGCTGTGCGCCTGCTGCGCCCCGAGCGGCGCCAGCGTTCTTATAGAGGGCGCCCGTCTGCTCGTTGACGGACACCGTGGACAACTTGTAGAGCTTAACCGTCTCAGCGAGAGCGGACAGGAGGGAGCGGATTGACGTGATCGGGTGCTGCATCGCGATGCCCATCGACCTCTGCGCTGTCGTCAATGCGTAGGCGCCGCCGAGCACAAGGGCCTGCTTGGCGTAGTAGCCGGCCATAATGCCGCCGGCCGTCAGGAAGGCGCCGGCCAGCTTGGCAACCCACTGCGCAGCGGGGTTCTGCACGAGGTTCGTTAGGACCGTCACTAGTCCGGTGAGGGAGCCGAGCATGTCGCCGATACCCGAATTAGACGAACGGCCGATCTCCGCCTTCAGGTTCGCCCAGGAGTTCTTCAGCATCTCCAGCTTGCCAGCCGTGGTTGACGCGATCTGCTGGTACTGGTCGTTAAGCGTCTTCGAGTCGTTGTAGCCTGACTCGGCGTCCTTCATCGTCTGTTCGAGTGTCTTGTGCGCCTCGGCTAGACGGAGGATCGTCGGGACGTCGCGGGACGCCTTGATACCGAGATCTTTGAGCACACCGATGGCGCCCTGGCCCTGATTCTTGAGCCCGGCGATGAACTTGACGAAGATATCGCTGAACTTAGACGTACCCCACGCGGACTGGACTTCCTGTGCGGAGACCCCCGCCACGCGCGCGAACAGGTTGAGTTCGTCGCCGCCACCCCGGATGGCCTTCTGCATCTGGGTGAACATACGTGTGATGACGCCTCGGGAGAGCTCGGGCGCGACGCCGATCGACGCCAGAGCGCCGGACAGGCCGACCACCTGGTATTCGGTCATGCCAGCGAACTTGCCCATGGCAGAGATCTGCGTCGAGGTGTTGGCGATCTGGGATTCCGTCGCGGCCGAGTTGACGCCGACCTTCAAGATCGAAGATGCGATGTTGTCGAAGTTCTGGCCTGTCGTGCCCATGATCGTCTGGAAGCGCGCGATCGTCTCGCCGGACTTGTCGAGCGAAAGGTCGGTGGTGGCAGAGAGCTTCGCGACCGTCTCGGTGAAGTCGGTTATGGACTCTTTGGCGACGCCGAGCTGTCCGCCGAGGGCGGCGATGTTCGACAGGTCCTTGAAGTTCGTCGTCGTGACCGAGGCGGCCATCTGTTCGAGTTTGCCGCGTAGTTCGTCTGCGGATTTCCCGGCGATGTCGTTAGTCCGCTTCACCTGTGCGAAGGCCGACTCGTAGTCCATCGACTCTTTGACGACGGTAGTGAACGCGCCGATCGTAGCCTTCGATATGTTCTGCATAACGGCGGCGACATCATAGAGGGCGTAGCGCATGTTGGATATGCGCGACTTCGCCTCTTCCGCAGCCCTACCGGCCCTGTCGAAGCCCTCCCCGGCTTCTCGGCCGCCTCGACCAGCTCCGTCCAGGCCTTTGCCGATGTCGGCGCCAACTACCTTGCCCTTGATATTGTCGAGGGCTTGTGCGATAGTGTTGATGGATTCCGCAGCCTCATGGAGTTCGGACGTACCCTGTACGTTGAACTCAATAGTCTGCTTGATATCAGGCATCACTCACTCCTGTTGTAGTAGTCCATCCTCGTGGGCAGGTCTCGCTCCGCGTAGTCGGGCATGTACGGTGTCATCACAGTGTCCTTGCCCCATTTCTGCTTGTCCTCGTAGGGAGGCGGATCGGTGGCGCGGTGTGTGCTGACCCAATCATGCATCATCCTTGCTTTAGTAGCATAGCATGTTCTATCTTCTGCGCGCCATGCTATATCAGGGTCAGTCGAATGGCACAGCCAGATAGGATTACCGCACTTCTGACATGTCTCATCCTTAACCGTCTTGTAAGCCAACACAAGCTTATAGTCCAGTTCCGTCCAATGCCCGAAAGGGTCGGGCTGGTTATAGATAACGGCGGTGGGCCTCATGTGCAGGTCCACCGCCGTCCTAACCATCGATAGAGCGCCGCTCCCCCCTTTATCTTGGAGGGCGTCTATCAGAAATCCACCGTCACCGCATTGTCGTAGTCGGCGGAAGCCCCGAGGAGGTTCATCGCCGCCACGAGCAGGCCCAGATATTGTTCGCCGGGCAGAGCGTTCAGGATCTTACGGATCTCTTCGGAGTTGAATTTCCTTTCATCCACGTTGCCTTCGGCGTCTTCGATCTTGTACAGCGTCTTCGACAGAAGCGCCAGATAGGCCTCCGACACACGCTTCGTCTTGTTCTTCGTCTTGTCCGCGCTCTCGATGCCGATCATCAGCTCTTCGCGCACATCGGCAGTCACCGACTGGAGGTGGAACGTCAACTTAGAGGCGTCCCGCCTCTTCACCGCTTCCTTGATCACGTCAGCGTCGGCCTGCTCTTTGATGAGCCTCTCGACGTCCTGCACCGCCTCGGCGTCAAGGTACACGACCTTCTCAGCCTTCGGCGCCTTGGATCTAGACAGCACCTCGAAAATGTCCATATTTGAAATCCTCTCTGTTAGGCGTTAGGGTAACGTCGTAAACAAGAATAGCACAGGGCGGAGAGGAGACGCCCTGTGCTATTCGCTGAGGTGTGCGCTATGCCACAGTCACCTTGACTGTCACATTCGCACAGGCGGGGTGGCTGACGATGACATCCGCGCTGCCTGCCTTTAGGCCGGTCACCACACCGAGCGGGCTGACCGACACAGTCGAGGTGTCCTTCGACAGGTAGGAGCACACGGATCGAGCCACATGGCCGTGGATCTTCGGCAGGATCGGCCGGTGCTCGTTGAGGGACACCGTAAGATTTTCCGTGTCGGTGATCGCCGTCGTGCTGTCCTTGAAGACGCCATTGACTGCCAGCTGGCCCTGCTGCAGGAACGACACCGTGTAACGGGTCGGATTGTCGCCCTCCAGCGTGTTCTTGTACGTGGACTCGATCATGAGGAACGCGCAGTACCACTGACCGGCAGCGATGGGCTCACGGCCCTTCAGGACACCGCGCACAACCAGAACGAGGTCGACGCGGGTCTTCTTGAACATGTTCCACGCCTTGGCGTAGATCGAGTTCGCATCGTCGGGGTTCGTCGGGTAGTACATGGTGAGGGAGCCCTCGTACTGTGCGGCGCCACGGGACGAAGACCCGGCAGCGTCGAGCAGAGAAAGGGACGACTGTTCCTTCGACGCCTTCGCGGCGGGGATCGTCGTGTCGTCCCAGTTGATCGCGTCACCGATAGCCACCGCAGATTTCATTTCCTCCACGGTGATAGCGTTGATATCCCTCACGGACGCCTTGGGAAGAACCCAGACGTTGACGTGTTCGTTGGAGAGTACTTTCTTATCCATTATGCGGCCACCTTCTCGTTGAGGACGAACGCGCCGTTCTGAAGGAAGTTCGGCTCGTACTTGATGAAGCCGTTCGACTCGTACCCGTCGACGGGGTAGTCGGTCTGGAAGCGGTAGATGCTGAACACATCGCCGATTTCGAACGGCTTGTTCGGGCGCTTGCCGATGCGCTCCACGATGAACAGAGTGATATCGGGCTTCATCGTGATGTCACGGATCATGTTGAATACGCCCTGGTCGTCCACGCTCTCGTCTCGGAGTGCGGTGAACTTGCCCTCGTACTTGGCGAGGGTCGGGTTCTCCACCTCGGAGATGTCGCAGATCGTTCGAGTGTTGTCCGTGTCGGGGTCGGTTTCGCCGAGCGAATAGCCGTCTAGGATCGCACACGACACATTGAACACCAGGTTACGCGGGTTGTCGGTCGCACTGAACTGTGCGTTGAGTTCTGTCGCCGTAGGATGCTGCCAGTCAGCGAACGCTTCAGGAGCGGCGAAGAGAATAGTCACGTTGCCGCGAAGCATACGAACTTCGTTAGCCACTGTGCTTCCCCCTTTTCTCGTTGTCGTTGTCAATGAAACAGTCGCTACAAGGCTCTTCCTCGGTCACCGGCACGAGTGTGCCGAAGAACTGAGCGAAGTCATCCGGATACGTTCCAACGTCTCCGGTGTTCATGTCTTTGTAGAGGCCCATATGCACCATCCTATCAAATACGGTTTTTGAGGTTCGTGATAAAGGAGCAGTACAGCTCATACCCGCACTGCACCACTTTGTGGTTGGTTCCGGCATAGTTCAAGCCCTGACCGCCGTGGACCGTGATCCCTCCGCTGTTGTCCGGCTCGAAGCCGACCAGGCCCCACAGAATACGCTCGCCGATCTCGCGGGCATGCTGTGCGGTGAGTGCTCGCACATGGCACAGGAAGAACACTCGGTAGCCGTCGTTGAGCTGAGAGACGATGCTCGTCGCCTGGCTGATATGCCCGGGCGTGCCGAACACGACGGCGATATACGGCATCTTCTGGCCTTCGTCGAAGTCCGGCAGCGCCACCTCCTCGACAACCCTCTGGGGCGGCACCCCGGAGAGCTCGCGGATCTTCGCCATAATGTCGTCGATGTATTTGGCCATTCGTCACCTACCCCACTTCCAGATGCGGCGAGTCTCCGTGTAGACCTCTTTACTGGTCTTCTCGGCGAGCTTCACTTGCTTCTCCACCTTCTCCAAGGCTTTCATGCCCCACACTCTATCATCGCCGTACTCCTGACCGAGGATGTAGTCGTGGTCCCAACCGCCGTCGAACTTGTTGGAACCCTCGATCCACCCGTACTCGACGGTGACGTTGTCCGGGACGATGACGCTTACGCTGTCGTGCATGTGGCTCGTCCAGATACGGCCGATCTTACCCGGCACCAAAGCGGACGGCGTCTTCTCGATCGTCTCCTGCAAAGCCGGCGGGATCTCCTCGGAAAGCTTGTCGATGACGTTGGCGAATAGGTCGTATTCTCTGAAATCCTGAATGCGTTTGGCATACTTCGTGAACTTGTTGGCTCCGATTTTTGTGCGGATTTTCATGTGCGCTACACCTCCGCTTTGTTCATCGGCGTGTTGCAAATGATCGTTCGCTCGAACGACTGCGAGGCGTCAATCACAGCCGACACCGTCATCAGGTAGCCGGCCATGTGCGGGGTATCTTGGGTCTTTACGACTTTGATACGTGCCGCCATCGGGATGTTCAGCGACATCGTCGACCGAGGAAGCTGTACCCGCACACGGTTAGTCGTCTGGGGCGCGATCTGGTCGTTCGCTACCTCAGGTTGGCGTATCGGCTGTATACGCGCTTTCCCAGAATATATGACTGAGCCATAATCATAGCTGTCAGTCTTAGCGTCGTATTTGATGTTCTTGCCATCGTAGATAGTCACCTCGTCAACCATATAGCGTTCAACACGTTTAGCCGCCATCGCCAGGCGGCCTTCAGAGATACCGGCCAAGGAATTCCCTCGCTCTCTCGAACACGTCGTCCCCCTTCATCGGGACGAGAACGAGCCCCTCGCCGTTCTCCAGCGCATCCCCCTGTGCGTCGTATTTATCAGCTAGAGCGAGCAGGGCCTCAATGTTCTTGTCCCCGCCAGACAGCGTGAAGTCGTCCGCTTTGACGTTCTCGACCCCGCCCTCCGACACGAGCTTCGCCGCGTAGGCGCGCAGAGCGGCAGCTGCAGCCTTGAACACATTCGTGTACAGTGCGCACAGCCGTTCGAGCAGCTTAGCGTCCAGGTCGATACCGGGTAGGAAGAGCTTCAGCTCGTCCACGGTTATCTTCGCCACGTCGGCTCCTTTCCACTGCAGGAAACCCCGCCCCTTGTGAGGGCGGGGTTTCCATCCTTGTCGGGTATCGTTATCAGGCGCCCGCACCGCTGGAGGCCAGAGTGCCCTCCGGAGCGATGAAAGCGGACTTGACGAGGTGACGGATCTTCGTCCTGTACGCATCGTTGTCGAACGAGCCGTCGAGCTCAGAACTGTTCGTGGTCTTCTCAACGAAGATCTTCGGCGCGGTCTCGCCCTCCAGGAACACGTTGACGATGTTCTTGCGAGGCATCGTGCCCTTCGGGGGCAGGAGGAACCAGCACTTGTCGGCGTAGTCCCCGGCAATGAGCGCAAGCTCGGGAACCTCGAAGACATTCGCGACCTTACCGGACACCGTGTTGCCCATCACCTGAGTCTCGGTTCCGTTCTGGCGGCGGATCTCGACGACCTTCATGATCTGCTCGGCGCGGCTCGCCAGAGCCGGGGGGACGATCAGGTTGAACTTCGTCGGCATGATGATCCGGCGGCCGTTGTACTTGGTGGTGGCCAGCTGTGCGAAAGCCTTCTCAAGCGCCTCGATGCTCAGCTCGGGGTTTCCGGCCAGGACGTTCTTGTTAGCCGCCTTGAAGTTGGTCGTGTTGAGGCCCGTCGGCTGGACGAGCTGCAGGGCCGCCTCGATGGACTCCTGATTGGCAGCGCGCCGGCCGAGTTCCTTCGTGATACGAGGGATTAGGCCCCAGTCGGCGCCGTAGCGCTTCAGCGTCTCCCAGGAGAGCGGGATCTGGACACCGGCCTTAGCCAGCTTCAGCTTGAACTGCTCCGCCTTCAGTCCGAGGATCGGATACTCGCCGAGCTCACCGACAGCAGGCAGCCCCTGTGCGACATAACCCTTACCGTCCTTGCGCACGGGGATATTTTCGTCCGTGAAATCGAAGCTGAAGTAGGGAACCGTCTCGAAGTCGGGGGTTTCAAGGGTGTCTGCCCATTCGCGCCAGTTCGACGGGACCTGCTGGTACTCACCCTGCATGATCTTGTTCATGGTCGGTCCGAGATTGACCGGAAGGTCCGAGGTCGATATGGCCTCGCTCAGATCCTTACGAGCCGAATTGCGCACACGAATATCATCAGCGTGAAGCGCCTTGTGCAGAAGGATACCCGCCTTGTAGGCTTCCCTCGCGTTGATTGCCATGTAGATATCCTCCTTAGAGCCAAGCCTGGGTCAGCTTAACAGCGTACTTGGTTGACGCGCTCGACAGCGGGTTGAGCACGAAGCCCACCACGATCTTGCCCTTCGGGTCGGCTGCGATTTCAGGCTTGGCCGCCTTGCCGGACTCGGTGGCGCCGTCGATCGTCACGATGTCCCCGACCTTGACGGTTCCGTCCAGTCCGAGGTGTGCGATGCCTTCGAAGGCGAGCGTCGAATAGAAGTTGTTGTCTCCTTTGGGCGTAGCAGAGGTGAGGGCCACGGCCCCGACCTTGCCAACGGCGACGACGTCGCCCGACTTGACGGCGGCGTCAACCTGGACTTCGTAGGTGTCCCCGCCCTTGACGTGATTCTGTGCCATGCGGTAGTCTCCTTACCAGGTCAGCTTGGCGAATTCGGCTTCGAAGTCGTCGGCGCTCTTACCGGAAGGCACATGCTCGGGGGCGAAGCCGCCCGACAGGCTCTCGCGGATGGATTCGACGAGCTTGGTCTCGCGGTCGAGGATCGACTTCGCGTCATAGCCGCGAGCGATGGCCTCGGCGACCCGCACACGGGATACTTCGGGAAGGTCGGAGTCGGCGAGAGCAAGGATGGCCTCCTTAGCCTTCTTGGCCTTATCCTCCTCTTCCTCCTTGGCCTTCTTGGCGTCCTCTTCGTCCTCTTCGTCCTTCTTCTTGGCCTTATCGGCGAGAGCTTCGACGAGAGCGGAGAGCTTGGTGTCCAGGGCCTCAAGGGCCTCCTTGAACTCTTTGTCCATTCTCTTCCTTTCGGAATTGTGTTTGTTGCTGCTACCCATAATAGCATTTCTGTTTTTGAACGATTCCAGCGCCTCGACGAGGCGACCGCCAGCACCCGGAACTGTGACAAAATCCACGGAATTAACGGGCGACGGTATGAAAGACTCTATCACAGGCGGCGTGGGCTCACCTGCCGTCACGAGGTCGTCGTCTTGCACCAGCGTCGCACCGCAGTGAATCGACACGCCGATGATATCCGACACCTGCTCGATGAATGGCGCCCACTGCTCGACCACTTCGATCGTCGCGTACATCCCGGGCTCCGGCGCATCCTGCCAGCGGGGTGTCTCGGCGATCACGGCCGCTAGCTTCGTCAACGTGCCCTCAGGGCGCTCGTCCGACTCCGCCTCGGTCGCATGGTCGATGTACATATGCGTGCCGACGGGGAACGCCTCGGCGAAACTGCCCTGCAGCGCCTCCTTCGTATAGATGCCGGTAGAGCCCTGACCCTCCGTTATGAGCCGCACAAGCCACTTACGCGTCCCCTTAATGGGCTTGAGGACGCTGGTGTTCGTGCTCTCACTGATCTTCATCTTCGGTGTCTCCTTGGTTGAAACCGCCGGGGACGGCGCCCTGATTGCCCTGTCGTGCCACCGGGTCACGCACAGCATCGCCGTCGTCTCCACCAGACACATTACCACTCTTCAGAAAATCGTTCGGCTCCGGAAGCTCATCGCCGTGGATATCGGGCACAGCGAGCAGATTAAGCACTGCCTGACGGTACTCGTCCTGGTGGATGGCTCCCGTCGACATAGACGTAGCAAGCGACTGCAAAGCCCGATAGGTGGGATCCTGCTCGATCGACGGGAACTTGATATCTACGTCCTTCACCGAAGGGTCAACGTCCATCATCACCTGCTTGAAGAAATCCCGCCATTTGCGCTGCTCCAGCTTGAAGCCGTTGATCGTCGGCCTGTCCAGCGTCGTCGCAGCGCCGTAAGAGCCGCCCGTAGCACCCGGTGACGACAACAGCGCGATGACCGGGATGCCGAAGCTCGCTGCAACCAGCGCCGCCAGGGGCTGGCCGTTCCCGTAGTTGACCTGTGCGCTGGGGACGCCTACGCCGGCCAGAGACTGGTTCGGCCCCAAGCTCGCCGTGGCGCCTACCACGTCGCCGCGGTTCGAGATCTCCACAGCCGACTGCCTCTTGCCCTGGTTGTTGCTGTTGACGATTGCCCACGCGATCTTCGACAGGGCCTTCGATAGCCGTGCCGAATCCCGCAGGTAGCCCGAGTAGGCGACGCTCCACAGTGCTGCAGCCAACGAGTCCGGAGCACCGAACGCATGTCCCGCATGCCTGCCCGACGACAGGATGTACACGACGTAGTTGCCGTTCACTTCGTAGGCTGTGTTCGGCGGCTTTCTCAGTCGCTGTACGCTCCGCCTATACTCGGCTGTCGGGAACCACTGACTGATCGTGTTCTGCCCGTCCGGGGTCCATGTGCGACGCACATACTTCACAATCGACGAATCGAACGAATCCCGAACTATCTCCTCAATCTCTTCCACGGGCACCAGCGTCAGCTTGTCGGTATGCACCTCGCGGAACAAGAACACGTTCCCTGCACAGAACCTTTCCAAGTTCAGGCTCTCCATCGCCGAAGCGGAGAACAGCGTCCTCTGCGCCGACTCCGACTTGATGAACTTGTCAAGCTTCGCAGAAGTGTCGCTGAACACCAGATCGTCCCCGAAGATGTAACTCGTTCTCAGCTGTGCGCCGCGCTTATGCAGCGGGTGGTCTCGGGCCATATCCCGAAGGCCTCGCACAACCTCATGGATGAAAGCCAGCGTCAGGCCCTTGTCGTCGGCGTAGCTGACCCAGTTGGCACCCTCGTCGAGGAGGTAGGACCTCTGCGCCTCGTTGATGAACGCGATACCCTCGTCGCTAAACGAGTATGCGTTGGAATCCAAAAGTCTCCCCCATTTCGTGTAGGTAGTCGTCCTCGTCGCCGTCCATCATGTCCCCCGCGTCAGAGAACACGGTCTCTTGTTGGATGGCGTCCCGTATGTTCTGGTCCGTTATAGCGGCGTACACTGCGGCGTCTGCCAAGTCGGGCGACTTGCCGACGTCCTTCTTCAGCTTGTCTTTCGAGTCCAGGACGAGCCCCCCGGACATCGTGTTATACGAGTAGCCGACGGATAGAAGCTCGTCGTGCAAGTCGATGTCCAGTGGATCCAGATCCAGCTCGCCTGTGCGACACCGGTACCTGAAGGAGTCCCACATGTAGGAGCGGTAGTTGTGCCACCGGCCCCTGTCCGGGCTCGACATAGAACCCCGCACAGCCAGAATGTCGTACGTTCGAGTCGCATATGAGTTGAGGATGTCGAACATGCCGCCGCCGATCCCGTCGCAATCGATCGCCACGGCATGCGCGCCTTCCCGGAGCGCCAGGTCGTGCACCCTCTGTGCGCTGTGCACCAGGTCCGTCTTCGCCCATGAGTCCACGAAGCGCACAACCCCGTTGACGCACAGATACACCACCGAGCGGTCCGCGCCGAAGCGCGCTACGTCGACGCCGAGCACCGGCCGGCCGATCCGCTCCCTCTCCGTCAAGCAGGCCGTCTCAACATCTCCTGGCAGAATCAACGAGTCCTCGATGTCGAACGCGAACTCGCCCAGCACGCGAGCCTTGAACCTCGCGCTGTCCTCCCCGTACTCCTGCTTCTTCTGCTCCACGTAGGAAGGCCCCGTGAGCTTCTGCAGCACATTGGGAGGCATGGGCTCGCCTGTGAAGTTCGGACTCTCCAGGACCGAGATGGACATGCGCTTCCAGTTCTCCATCTCCTCCTTGAAGATCTTCCCCAGGTAGCTCATCGGGTCCGTGGGGTTCGCTATCAGCACACGCCGAGACGCCTCGTTCGTCGTGATGTTAGCCAGGGCGTCGATCAACTCCCCCGACAACCCGCAGGCCTCGTCACCGATAGCCAGCACGTCGCCGTGGATGCCCTGGAAGGAGTTGCCGCCCAGGTTGTCCGGCGGCTTCCTGCCGCGGCCCAGCGGGAGCTTCGTCACGTCGTCCTTCCACTGCACGTCCATCGTGATGCGCCCCGGGAGTTTATGGTCGACGAGTCCCTCCTCGAAGCGTCTCTCCACGATGTCCTTCAGCTGCATCACTTCGCGCCACAGCACGTCCTGCACCTGCGCCATCGACGGTGCCGTGGATATCACGTAGCAGTGGGGGTAGCGGGTATCGACCCACCAGCATATGAGAACGGCCATAAGCCGGGACTTGCCCACCCCGTGGCCTGCCTTTACGGCCGTTGAGTTGTTCTCCACTACGGCCCGGGCGATCTCCCGCTGTTTACTCCACAGGGTCCCCTCGTCCGTGCCCAGCATGTACTGAGCCCATCCCACGGGGTCCGACTTGAAGCTGTCCTGCCTCCTGTGCGCCTTGACGGTGGCGATAGCGCTATCGATCGCGCTAGCTTTGATCAGCATGGGCTTCCTTCAACGCCTGATAGAACACTTCGTCCATCGCCTCCGGGTCGAGGAGTTGGTTATTGGCGTAGGCGTTGGAGATGTGAATGCGCACACGCTCCCACGCGTCCTCCACCAGGTCGAGGATCAGCCTGGTCTGCTGCTTCGTCACCCGAGCCTCTTCCTCGTCGTTGTATTCCTTCACCTTGTCCAAGCGGTCGCCAAGCTGCTTGAGCACGCTGTTGACGGCCTCGATGTGCCGGGCGGCTATCTCGTCCGACTCGAAGCACTTCTCCAGGAAGTTAAAAGCGCGGGTCTTCAAGTCGTACATGTCGGCGATTAGCATCTGTTGGCGTTCGAGGTTCGTCCATACATCGTTGCGCTTCAGCAGGGAGCGCACACGGGCAAGGCACGTCTCCGCCGGAAGGCCGAGCTCTTCGGACATCTCGGCGGGGCTGGCCCCCGCCTGTGCGAGGGTGAGTAGCCGCCTGTCGTCCATCGCCAGTTCACCGGTCGACTTCTGGATCGCGAAGCGATCCCGGTCGTTCTTCACCAGCTCCTTGGACGCCGTCTTGGTCTGCGCGGGGGCCGGCTTCTTTTTCGTCGTTTTCTTAGGCGCTGCCATCACAGCCCCCTGTACCGGATCACCACCGGCACCTCAAGCGGATCGCACACCTTCACGGTAGGCCGCTCGGCTGTTGCCCGTACCGCCACGCAGAACGTGCCGCCTTCGGTGCTTAGCGACGTGACCTTCGTCTCTGCTGCATTGGCGAACACCGTCAGGTATACGGCCTTCATGCCCTTAGCCAGCACAATGTCCAAGTCGAGGTTGGGCAGCGTGCCGCTAAGCGTCGCAATCGACCCGTTATCAGTGGCTAAGCGGCTCGTTTGAACGTCGATTCTCATGAAAATCCCTCTCTAGTCAGGCTTAAGAGGAATGTTACCATGCGCACAGCAGACCCCGCCGGGGCATAGCGCTCACCCGGCGGGGTCCTGAGAGAAAGGAGCTTACCTGAACACCTTAACATACTTCTGCAGGCGGCGTCTAGGCCCTGCCATATGGTCGTATAGCAACACCCAGCGGTCGTCCAGCGTAGGCGCCCATGTGATACTGTCCTGTGCGGTGATCGGCTGGATCTCGTCGTCCACCGCCAGAACGGACACGTAAGCGTCCAGCCTGAACGGTATCTTGTTGAGGTCATGGGCTGTAATGAACGCCTGGAACGTCTCATGTCCGCCGATCACCCACGCCTCGTCGGCTCCCTCCGCTGCGGCCTGCTCTATCGCCGCGTATGGGCTCGCCACTGCCTTAATCGATTTGGTCGACTTCATCGTCCGACTCAACACGATGTTCGTCCTGTTAGGAAGCTTCTTGTTGCGTTGCGGCAGGGATTGTCTGGTCTTCCGGCCCATCACCACGGTCTTACCGGTAGTCATGTCCTTGAAATGCTGAAGGTCCCCTCGGTCGTGCCACGGCAGCTTCCCGTTGACCCCTATAATCCCGGACGTGGACTGCGCCCAGATGAAATGCACGTGAAACATTGTGTCTCTCCTCCCGTGTGCGGCGTACTAGCTGATATGAGGACTCTAGCAGGGCGAGCTGGGTTACGCAAACTTGACTTCCGCCCGTATGCGAGTTACAGTCGGACCATCGAAACATCGGACCAGGGAAAGGACTTCACATGCTTCTTTACTCCATCGCCGTCCCCGTCGCATTCCTCATCGCACAGGGGTTCTGGACCCTCATCGCCTACATCATCACGTGGTGCGGCTTCCCAAAGGCCGGCGCCGTCGTCTTCTGGGTCTCCCTCGCCTTCACCTCCCTCGGGGCTATCTCAGCCCTCGCCGCCTTCGCGTGGACCCAGCACCAGCTCAACCTCATCGCAGCTTGACAGCGGTTTGTTCAGCGTGTACACTGGTCGCACACAGTGACTCAACAGAGAGGAGAAAACATGTTTTCATGGAACCTGATCGGACGGATGTTCGCCGGGTGGTACGGAACCTGTCGCCTGTGGGGCAGGACCTGGATCTGCTAGTCGTCGCAATCCGGACTGACAACCCCGTCCGCGACGTGTAGAATGAAAACATAAAGACCCCCGACGTTTCCCGGAACGGGACGCGACGGGGGTCCTTCTTATACTGTGCGTTACTTATTCGGCGTGGTCGCCAGGAACGGCACTACCTTGTGGAGGAAGCGATCCACCGGCTTCGTGTTGAGCAGCCACTGTGCGCACACTGTCACTAGCCCCCACACGGTCGCCGTGATCGTGTCCGCCAGGTCGGCGGGCAGCGTCAGCCCGACCTTCGCAGCGAAAGCCGCTAGCACGCCAACCAAGGACACCACGAACGTCCTAATGATCGACCGTGCCTTGTGCTGGATCTGCGTCGGCACGAGCTCGTCGAAGTGGTAGGCGTTCTTCCGGTTCGGGTCCGCCAGGCCGCCGTCACCCTGCGGCAGGCCGCCCGTCTCCACGGTGTGCGCCGCTGCGGCGAACGCCGCTGCCTTCTGCTCGTCCGTCAGCGTCGGGGTGTCCAAGTGCTTCGGTCCGGTGGGTGCGGGTGTTTCCTGTGTCGTCACTTAGCGTCGCCCCCTTTCTTCACATCTTTCAACGTGTTCTGAATATCGTTCAGCTTGTTGATCGTCTCCTCAAGCGCAGCGTGGGAGGCCGCCGGGTAACCGAAGCCGTAGCCCGGCACGGTCAGGTCGGTGGCAATCCTGTTCACCGTCGCCGTCATAGACTCCACGGCCTGCGTCAGGTTGGCCGCCACCTCCTTCAACTCCGCAATGGAGTTCTGCGTCGCCTGGGGGTAGCCGAAGCCCTGGCTCGGCACCTTGATGTTCTCATACAGCCAGCTGAGCATGTTGTGCTCGTCAGGTGTCAACTCGTCTCCTTTATTGGTGTTGTCGTCTTGGTTGCTGTCTTGAATATAGCGCTTGACGATAATGATCGTCGCCGAGCCCGTCAGGGACCGGTCCGACAGCGAGTGCAGCCTCGGTCCCCTGCCCGGGCCTCCGTGCCCCCACGTGTACATGCCGCCGGCGTAGAGCTCCACGTGGCTTATCCGCCCCGCGAAGGGGCCCGAGTGCCAGCCCATGCAGACGATGTCCGCCGGTTTCAAGTCACTAAGGGGCAGGTCCCTCCATGAGGTTGCCGATGCCACAGTATATGCGTCCGGGTCCGACGCTATATTGAAACTGCGTTCGCCTATTTCGATGCCCGCGCACTGCCTGTAGGCCTGCGCTATCGTGCTGGAGCAGTCGCCCCACCCGTAGCGCTCCGGGTCTTTGCGGCGGTAGTCGTTCGTATAGCCGAAGTCGCCGTCATGCTTCGCCATCCACGCCACTATGGCGTTGCGCTGCACGTCAGCCTGCGTCATCCGTCTCCTTTCCGTTAATGAGAAGAGCCTTCACCTCAGTATACGGCACGAAAGCGCCCCTATCCGGGCGTGGGCTGTGCGCCGGGATCTTCCGTCGCTTCGCAAAGTCATAGCCCTCCCCTTGCTCAAGGCGCACAGGGTGTGAATCACGGTGAGGCAAATGGAACTCCACCCACCCCTCGTCCGCGTGGCGCACAGCGGAAGGGTAGCCGCGCAGAAGCGGCCCGTCGTTGCCCGGCACGGTGCGCCACACCGCGTCGATCAGGGACTGCAGCGCGTCCAGTTGCGCGCAGTACTCCTCGATCTCGTCGTTCGCCTCACCCCGCGATATCGCTGCCCCGTCCCGCGTCGGAAACGGCGGGTTGAAGCCGCACAGCGACCGGGAGGCCGGCCGATAGCGTTCCTCGAACACCGCGGCGGCCCGGTTGTCCAACGGCATCTTCCCCGGCTCCCGCTTCATGTGGGCCGTGTAAGCGTCCTCAGCTGCGTATGTGAAGTCCGCTGTTCTATCATGGTAGCTCTCTTCCATGCCTAGAACCATATCACCCCCTGAGGAGGGTAGCCCGTCGCGTGCAGGGCCAGCGGGTCGTAGTCAGCCGGAGATGGTCGAAGCTGAGGTCTCTTCGGGGTCGCGTGCCACATCGATGTGAAGCGCACACGGGCATCCTCGGCGTAGAAAGCCGGAATGTGCGGGGGCAGCGGCTTTTCTTCGTCGACGACAGTGGTCAGGAGGGCGGATTCCACGAAGATGTGGAACACATTTCTAGCGGGGGTGAGGCGTGCCTTGTTGCCTTCCTCCGAATTCCGGTTAGCCGGCACGATGTCGTTTTGCAAGTCGGTCGGGGTCGTCCCCAACGGGTACTCGTGGCAGGCTTTGATGAGCACAGAGTAGGGGTTTACCGCGATGTGTTCTGTTGTCTGGTTTTGCTCTGTGTTGTGCGGGGGAAACTTACGGGGATCCTTTGCATCGTTTGACTTCAGGAAACGCTGCCCGCCCTTGTATGAAGGGTCCTGTTTGGAGACCTCCCAGCCGTTGGGCTTGAGGACCACTGCGTAGAAGCGGAAGTTCGAGTTGGAAGTCGGGCTCGGGTCGTAGGGATGCGTCGGGTCCGGGCTGAAGCACCACAGCAGCCATCCTACCTCCCACGGGTTCGGCTTGGATTCGGGGTTCTGCGGGGTCGGGGGTGTGTTGTCGGGGGAGCGCAGCTGCGCTGTGGTCACGATATTCGCCGACAGGCTGTACACCACCTGGAGCCGGTCGTGTTTGGCTGGGTCGGGGTCTGTGGAGGGGACGGGCACCCGCTCTATTTTGAGAAGAGGTGTCAGGGCTTCGATGGGTTTGGCTAAGGAAGCCGCCGTGGCCCCCAGCGGCTGGTCGGGGTTGGGTTTGGGCGGAGGGGGCGGTGTCAGGAGGAGGCTGGAGTCATAGGGCGGCGTCGGGTTAGGCGTTATCGTCGCTTCGTTGTATATCTTCTTTATGCGCACAAGGGGGTGCGCTGTCTGGCTCTTGGGTCTTTCCAGTGGTGTGGGCATGCCTTAATTTTAGCTCGTCATCGTGTCTGCGCACAGCACACTGGATCTCGTCCAGCTGACGAGTGTGAGCGTGGACCAGGTCCGTCAGCACTCTGGTGTTGTCCTCTATGCGGTCTACTGCATCCCTTAGAGAGCTCCCATGGTTGTTTTCCATGTCCTGTTTTACGCTAAGGACCTTTCTATTGGTTTTCAATGACGTATAGAGGGTCGCTATAGCGGTTATAAGGGCGCCTAAGCCTACGGCTGGCGCCCCTAAGAGGTGGTCGGCGATGAGTACTATGTCGTGCACAGGTCCCATTATAGCAATCATACTGCAGTATGATGTTCAAGTAACGAAAAATCGAGTTAATGTATGCGGTTGGGTCCCCCCATGAAAGTCGACCCACCCCTCCAAAAATTCCAACTTTTCCCACCAAAAATACAAGTAGCCCCTAGGACGTTAGTCCTAGGGGCTACTTCTCTCACCACTCCAACTTGTATTACCTACCCTACCGTAGGGTAACTTATCGCTTCGACGACGACGCAGACGAACCACGCCGCGTACATGAGTCCAACTATTCCAACCCAGATCTTAGTGATACTGATTCTCAACATAACCCCTCTCCGGGCCGCCGCCGAAGGCGGCGGCCCCATTCTGTTTCACGTGAAACGTCAGTCGAGCCCGACTTCGCGGAGCGCGTCCCCGAGCATCTCCACGGTGACGGCGCCTTCGTCATCGCCTTCCTCGAAGGCCGGCTTCAGCCTCGCCTCCACGGCGCCGCCTTCGCTCCGGACCACCACGGTGCCGCCTTCGACGTCGAAGGTGCGGACCCTCGAAGGCTTGCCCCAGTGTGTCTGGGCATCCGCTCGGGCGACTTCGTACAGGCCCGGTACCCGGGCCAGGGCCTTGGCCGAAGTCAGCCTCAGAGCTCGGGCGCAGGCCTCCGTGACGGAGGCGCCCGTGTCCTCGTAGACGCTCCCGAGCTGCTCTAGCACGGCGGCCTCCATCCGCTCCCAGGCCGTCTCGGCGTCGACGGGATCGTCAGGGTCCTGCCCCGCGCAGTCGTGCAGCCAAAGCTCCACCCGCTCTTCGTCGGAGAGCCGGTCCCAGGGCCTGCCGACGGCGTCGGCCTGGACCCCGCTCCACTCGGAGTCGACCTCGGAGGCGGCCTCCGGATTCTCGTAGTAGTCCGCCTCGAAAGGCAGCTTTCGGTCTTCGTCCAGGCTCCGCCCCGCGTCCACGAGGGCGTCGGAGACGGCGTCGAGGAACCGGTTGGTCATCAGGGCTTCCTTTCTCTCTGTCTTCCTGATATCTCTAGTCTAGTCGGCCCGGAGGCCGCTGTCAAGCGGCCTCCGGTGTGATGTCGCTAACACCAGTCGAAGAAGCACTGCAGCGGCGTCGGAAGGTGCTCCACGAGCTCCTCGCAGGTGGACATGAGCCCGTAGAAGGCGTCCCAGACGGCTTGTGCGAAGTCGAGCCAGATCATCGTTCTCAGGCCTCCCATCCGCGGCTCTGACGGCGGCTCCGGCGTCGAGCTCGCTGGCGCTCGCGGTCGGCTCGGAGGCTGGCGACGAAGTCCGGGACTTCGATTTCGGGGATGAAGGTGGTGGTATGCATCAGCTGGTTCCTTTCTCTCGTCTTCGCTGATAGTTCTAGTCTAGCGGGCGTCGGCGGGGGTGTCAAGCCCGATGTTCGTGATGTGCGTCACTGTGAGGCCGAGTATGGTCGGCTCGGGCCGGACTCCGGCGTAGGCGTCCCAGCTCGGGGCCCGGCCTTCGCCGCAGCCCCAGCCGGCCAGGATGCCGACGGCGACGGCGACGGCGACCCAAAAGCGCCTCACCAGGCCCACCCGCCTACGTCATCGCGCACACGGAGCTCGGCTTCCAGGTCTTCGAGGAGCGGCAGGCCGCCTTCGTAGGTGCGCACACCGGGGGTGATCCTGACGTCGCCCTCGAACGGGGCGTCGACGATGAGGTCGCGGCCGTCTACGAGGCTGACGTAGGGGCTGTAGCCGTGCTCGGAGACGTCGTAGACGGGGGTTGCGGCTTCCAGGCGCCGGACGACGGCGTTGGCGACTTTCCCGGTGTTCATCGGAGTTTCCTTTCTCTCTGTTGTTCCGATGTCTTCATTCTAGCGGCCTCCGGAGGGGCTGTCAAGCCCCTCCGGAGTGGAGTGGCTCACACGTCCACGCCCCAGTCGGCGACGGCGCTCCGGAGGGTGGGCCAGGCTTCGGTCTCGCCGCACTCGCGGACCCTCACGGCGCCGTCGGCGTAGACGGTCAGGGTGCCGTCGGGGGTATCGGCCTGGATGTCTCCGCCCGGGAGGACGTAAGCGAGGCCTCCGAGCTTCTCGGTGAGCGACTTCGCCAGGGCCTGGCTGTAGAGGTACTTCGCGGTCATCGGAGTTTCCTTTCTCTCTGTTGTTCCGATAGCTCTAGTCTCGCACAGTTGGAGGGGCGCTGTCAAGCCCTGAGAGCGTGATGTGCGTCACATTTTCATGGTTGCTCGGGGCGCCTTCGGCGCGGCGGACTCCGGGCTCGACTGCGCACACGGGAGCTCGGGGCCGACGCCGGCGTCGGAGACCTGCCCGAGCAAGCGTGTCCTAGATCACAAATTGTATTTTCCAGGGTTGCTCGAGAGCCTCGAGAGCCCCTCCGAGCGTGATGTATCTCACATTGTGATGTTTCTCACATGGTTGCTCGAGAGCCCCTCAGAGTGTGAGATTGCTCACATGGTTCCTCGAGCTGGGACTTTAGTCCCGATTTCACGAAAGTGAGACCAAGCTCACATTTTTAGTTCCGGGATTTTCGCAACACCGGCGTTGCGTAATTGCTCGGGGCCGCCCCGAGCGCCCCCCGCCTTCGGGGGGGCGCCCCTCAGAGCTCGCAGACGGCCCTCTGAGAGCCTGGCGGGCCTTCGCCGGCAGGGTGGCCCCACCCCGGCTCCGAAGGCGCCTCAGAGGGCCATTCCGGGGCGCGTCTGCGGGCATGGGAAGGCCCCCGCCGGGGCGGGGGCCTTCGGGTCAGCCTTCGAAGTCTTCCAGGACGTCTGCCAGGTCTGCGGTGTAGTAGCCGCCGAGCTCCTCGAAGAAGTCGATCTCGATGTCCATTGGGGTTTTCCTTTCTCTCTTTCCCCTTTGTTGTACCTCCATTCTATCAACCGCCACCCCCAGTGTCAAGCCCCAGCGGTGTGTCCTTCGCCACATTTCTGAGCACCATACGCCACGGTAACCTACCTCGCAGTAGGTTACACCTACGAAGCCGTAACCTACCACTGGGTAACTTACTCGCCAGTAACCTACACCAGCGTAACCTACCACAGGGTAACTTACACCTACGTAGCAGTAACTTACGGTTACGTAGGTAAAGGTCGTCATTAAACGTTACAAAGAGGCCCCTTTTCGATTTTCGGGGGCGGATTTCGGGTACAAAGAGGACCATTTTCGAATTTCGGGGCTCAAAGATAAAGGAAATTAGACCGGCGGTCGGCGGAACGGACAGTCCCGAGGCGCACACCACACAGCACAGGGTGGTCGAGCGGCACCCCCTCAGACGCATGAGGTTCGATTCTGAGGCGATTTCAGCCCCTGACCCAAGCGACCCTACCAGGGCGACCCTGAAAACGCCTCAGAGAGCAACCTCGTGATCCTGAGGCGCAACTGGGCCCCGCAGAAGGCGCACACCCCAAGGCGCACAGGGGCCAGCACGGGGGTGTGTGAAGGATGTGACAAAACTGAACAGACGCAAAACACGTTGTTCTCAAACAACACCAAACGGCAAGAAGTGCGGATTCGGCGAGGTGGGATCCGCTTCTACATAAGGCATACATACCTAGATAACAACAGGGTTATAGGGTAAAATCTATAGTATTAAGGAAATTATCTTAATTCTATAGATATACAGATATAATGTGTTAGTAAGTTGTGTGGGGGTGGTGTATTAGGAGTAGGACTCGTCCTTATTTCGACATATAGCGAAATAACTAATACGTTCAGTCCTGAATGATTCAGTTCTGAACGATTTATCTGTGAGGTCACCCAAACTCGGGGTTTTTCCGCGGAATCTCGCCGATCTATATGGTGTGCGACGTGTCAGGTGCGCGCGGGCGCGTGATTATAACACAACTCCTCACAACACGACTGTGACCAACTTCACATTTGACGATTTGACTTGAAATCGATCCGTCCCTATGCTAAAAATCGAGTTGAAATCGATCACGCAATGTGAGTCGAAATCGATCGAAAATACATTTTCGAGTGAGAGGAGAAATCGAAATGAAACGGATTACCGTGGCGATCGAGGTCGCCGACGAAAACCTGGACGCGCAAGACCTCCGTGTGCGAGCTGAAATGGAATGCGGAGTGGGAATCGTTCTCAATCCCGTATACGCCGACAGACTGGTGCTGGTCGTCCCTGACGGCGAGCGAACCGACGCATTGGAGGCAGCACTGGGGAGCCTCGGAGTGGCTGTCGCCACGCCTTCCTCCCTGTGCGACGTGCTGTGCGACCCGGTTGCCGACCCCACCGCCGCCCCCCGGAAGCGCCTGAGGCTCATGTTCCGCGAGTTCAAATCGAACCCGCTGTCCCACGTCGACCTGCGCGGAAAGGACCCGGTGGACCCCGACAAAAGAGCCCGCAAACTCCGAGCGAAGCGCTTCAAGGAGGCCTTCTACGAGTCTTTATCCGAGTTCATAGCGGCCAACCCCGGGCTGAGCTACAAGGACTACTGGGATGCGGACCGCCGCCCCTACGAAAAGCAGTGGCCCGAGTACCGCAAAGCGGTCAAGAGAGCGAAGGAGATGAAGCGATGACGCGCTATATAATACCCATTAGATCCCAAGGCAAGCTGTATGCACAGCGCACAATAGCCCGCCTCGACGAAAAAGACGTTCACAGGTGGGTGTTCGTTCGCAATCTCACACCCGAAGTCGAATGCGCTGTGCGCAAGTGGCTCGTACAACACCTGGACGGCTTCTACTGCGACCTGCAGGTTATGTACATGCCGCACATCGTTGGCCCTACGCTAGCCAGGACACACATCGTGCTGAATAACACCCCTCTCTCCACATCGTCCATGGCCCGGGGCGACGAGGCCGTCGAAGTCGACGCCCGCGGCTTGAACGCACGGGACGCTGTGAAGGCGACAATCAAAGCGACGGGGTTGAACCCGCACCTGTCTGTGTGCGGGTGGCCGTTCTGCTTGGACGACCTGGACGGCGCACACACCGGAGAAGGCGCGGTATGACGATCGTGGCCTTTTTCGACATCGCTTTCCTGGCGACGCTGCCGGGCCGCACGATGGAACCCGCTGTGATGGACCGCCACGGGACGGTGCGCTCCGGGGGCATAACGCTGTACGGCCGTAGCCCATACGCGCACTCGATATGCGTGCAGCCGCATGAAGACAAGCGGAAGCCCTTCACGGTGGGGCTTGTACGTGTGCGCACATCGCCGAAGAAGGCGACGTTGGAGCTGTGCGATAGGCTCTCCAACCCCTTGATAGAGGTGGCTGCGGCCCTGCACAAGGACCTGCTAGACGACGTCGTGTGCGACTTGGGCTATGGAATAGCGCCGGGTACGGTGATCGACGAGGGGGTGCTGCCCCTACCCGATTACCATGTGTTGTGGCCCGGTAAGCCCACGACGAACACGGTGTGGACCGCGGTGGAGGACTACACGTGGTTCGAGGCGTTTTCGGAAGAGGGGTGTGCGACGGGTATATCCTGCACGCCTGCACAGCATATGCGGAAGACGATAGACGAAAGGAGCGATAGACGATGGCAGTCTACATAGCACTGGAGGGTCCCGACGGAGTGGGGAAGTCGACTGTAGCAGCAGCCCTGAAAGAGCTCTTTCAAAGCCGCACCGCCGCCCCCTCTTACCCCGATGTGCGCATACGGCACTTCCCGACCGGCACACTCATGCAGTGTGCACAAAGCGAAAACCACCGCCTGAAGGCGGAGGACTACGCGAGGGACATGGAGAACTGGCTCTCCTTCCGACCGGAGCCCGTGTTGTTCCCCGACACTCCGACCGCCGCAGTGAACGAAGAAAAGCTGTACATTCTGGACAGGTGGGCGCTCAGCACCGCGGTGTACGCCTCTCTGCGGAACGAAAAGATCTCGGAGAATACAGCGCTCACGCTGAACTGGCTGAACCGCGTTCCGTTGACGACGTTCGTGCTGATGCCTCGCGACCCCTCCAAGCTGACGGACCCGGACTACCCGGACCCCGGCGGCTACGACCCCATCCCAGTCGCCGAGGCGTACCGGAAGTTCCTGACGAACGCGTTCGTCGCGGGGGAGCTGTCGAGGTTCATACCGATCGCGGTGGACCGCACAGTCAACACGCCCGACTCCGTGGCCGCGGAGATCGCCGAATGGACCACGGGCTTACAAAGGGGAATGTGACGCACATCGCACACGGGGCGCTTGACCGCCACCCAGTGTGCGCCTAGACTGTAATCACCACGGCAGGACAACCGCCGACTTGAGAGAAAGGAACACATCATGAGGACAATGCCCACTGTTGAGAACGCAGCTACGTGGTTCAATGCGAAAAACGTTACCCATCATCTCGATGTCGTCGACCGCCAGGCGGCTTCGATCGTCGACACCCGCACCGCCGAGGGCTCGACTGTGCGGTTTTACAACGCAGATGGGTTCGAGTTCATGACGCTGAAGTCAGACGACGTGAGCACGCGGTTCGCAGAGCTCGTGACGGCGACCCGGCCTTACTCCGAGAGCGAAGCCGACTACCTGCTTTAAACATGACACGACGCGGAGCCCCGTGCTCTGCAGAACGAAAGGGGAAAAGAGCATGATAGGAACTGATTACACGCCGGGGCTGTTGGCAGAACTGGCTAAGAAACCGAACGTGAGAAGCTTGGAGATTCCGGTGTCGCCGAAGGGGCAGTGGGTGTCCTCCTGTATGAAGCGCTACACTGACGATTGGGTTTGTAAGACGACGCTCTTCGACGTCGGCGATGTGGAGTTGGCATCTGTGACGGCAGAATACGATGAAGACAGCACGCGGTTCGGTTTGATACTGGACCATGAAGTGGAGAAGGTCACGGTTTCTTCACAGCCTGCGGCCCTGTGCGTGTCCTTCGTAGTCAGCCGGTGGCTCGAAGAGGGCCGGGATAAGGTATCCATCGTCCTCTCTCCCGCCGCTTCGGTGGAGCTCAAGTCCGAGATCGGTGCAGTGTCCGTGATCGAAGAGACGGACACGACGTCGGACGTGATCACGTCGTTCTTCGAAGATGAGACCTCGGACGAGCCGTGGTTGGTTATCGTCGAGCCTTACTGAAAGGAGGATTAACATGCTGTTCTACGATTATGAGGATTGCCTGTGCGCCTACATCAGGAACCGCGGTTTCGTGTGCGTGGACGCGAACAGTCCCCGCTTCGACGAACCCCTGCCTGCACACTTCGACTTGACGACATGCGACGAGGCGGCGCCGTACACGAACCCCTACGGGGACATTCTGCTGGTGCACTATCGCCTTCCACCCGACATGTGTTATAACACTGTGTTGCAGGGGCTGGTGCCGGAGGATTGGTCGAACATGTTCACTGTAGAAGATGGAGAGCAGAATCCGTACACAGAGATGCTGCACGGACGTGTAGCGGTGTCGTTGGAGTCAGATAACGAGTTTTTCTTAGGCGACCTAACGTATAACCCTGGGACTAAGACGATCCACTGCAAGCCGGATACGGGTGAGCCGTTTGACATGAAGAAAGACGAGTTCGTCAGAATGTTCAAAGTGAGGTGCCTCGAAATATGACGCACAAGGACATCGCCAGCGCTATAGCGGAAGCGTACGACACCGCGCCTAGCGCACCCCCTTGTGCGCTATTACAGGGAGGATGGAACGATCGCGGTGAACACTGAGGAGGCGAGGTATATGACGAGATACAACCCGTTGACGAAGCGGCTGAAGGTGCTGTTGTATCCGCACCACGATACCATCGGGTTGTCCTATTTAGGGGACGACTAGGAGGGAGGTGACGATTGCTGTGGCTTTGAAATTGATTCCGCCCGGTCAGGGTAGTAAGCTGAGGGAATACTACATCCGCTTCGAGGGCTCGATGTACGGCGTGCTGCACGTGGATACCGAAGCGCACACCGTAAACCTGGTCCCTCTCAAGGAGATCGATAACATTCCGGTGTTCGTGGAACTTTTGGATCCGTACACGTCACACGGTGTGCGGGTGTTCGATTCGTCGAGTTTCCGCATGGTGCTGTGTTTCTTCGATCGTTTCTATGTTACGGTCGGTGACATGCACGTATTGGAGTTCGACAGCCCTCAGGCGTATATGGAGCATATGCACATGTCTTTGTATGATGTGGTGTTGTTTCCGCCTGTTGCGGAAAACCAAGAGACGAACCCGTGGCGGACGCTATCCCGCTCGGACGACGTGGGCTCTTTGTGGCTGTGCGATTTCTCCCCCGTGGAGGAAGGCGTCAACCCCGGTCCGGCCAGCTGCTCGACCCGGACTCTGTGTAAACTGTGGAGAGAGGTAGACGGTTCTTTGACGCTGAAGCCGGCCCGGGGCTTCGCGATCTGCGAAGCGTGGGAGGAGAATAACTGTTCTACTAGCTCGTGGCGTTTGACGTCTGTTCGCAAACGTACAACGCTGTAACGGGCAGTGATGTATGTCACAAGGCGGGGGCTTGACAGCCCCCGCCTTTTCCGTATAGGCTGAATGCACACAGCAAATGAGAGAAAGGAGGCAGTAGCAATGATGGGGGATGACGAGAAGCTGATGCAACGGGCTTTTGATCTGCTCGACCCGCTTGTTCGTGAGGGGTGTAATTTGCATACTGTGGAATACAAGGCCAATAGGACTACGCTGTTCTTCGATAACGGCGTCTCGGCCTACCTCAAAAGATCGGAGTACTTCGTATCGGATTATAAGCCTAGCGGTTGCTCGACCCAGCTTGTATCTATGCGGCGTGTGAAGAAGCAGGACGGATCGGGTGCGTGGCGGTTGCTCGACGGGGACGGGCACACCGTTCTCACCGTGGAGCTCGCACAGCCGACCGACCCTCTTCCCGTGTACGTCGCCGCCATAAAGGAAGCCCTCGTCGGGTCTCGCGTGCAGAGCGTGTCGGTGTCGGACGGTGGTCTGTGTTTGCATTTGGACGACGACTACGACGCTGTGACGAACGGTGCGTTGCGTGTTCGCGTGGACGCTGAACGGGTCCCGTTCACTGTGGGCGATGTGTTCGTGAACTGTGGTGGTGCGGGTCTAACACTGTGCCTGCGTGCGCACACGGGAAACAAACCTGTTGTGGCATTCAAGATCGATAAGGATGCACTGGAAAGGAAGGAGATGGCATTCAATGTTATCTGACAGAGACATTAAAAAACTGGCGAAGCGTACGGGACTGGTGGACCCGCTTCGTGATGATTGCCTTCAACCGGCTAGTTACGACGTGCACCTAGGCCCGTACTTTCTCAACACGAAGACAGGTGAGCGGCATGTGGCCTGGGGCGCACGGAGCGAGTTCATCCTCCCGCCCGGCGAATTGTGGCTCGGCGCGACCTTGGAGATGTTCGATCTTCCGAACAATATAGCCGCCCAGATAGAGGGCCGGTCGAGCTGGGGCCGCCTCGGACTTATGACACACATCACCGCCGGCTTCATCGATCCTGGGTTCAGGGGGATGATCACCCTGGAGCTGTACAACGTCAACTCCTACCCGTTGATCCTCCCGACGGTTTTCGATCTGTTGTTGGATTCGACCGGTGTGGAGCCGATCGCGCAGGTGTCGTTCATTAAACTGTCGTCGAAGGCTAGGGAACCGTACAACACAAAAGGGCACTACCGTAACCCGATCGGTCCCCAGCTGTCCCGTCTCAAGGGGCATGTGAAGAAACAATAATGGACATCGCTGACATCTGGAGGGGCGAAGAATGGGTCAAGCAGGCGCGCTGCAAGAAGAGCGACATCGGCATGCACCTGTTCTTCGCCCCCCGCGAGGGGGGCGACGTGGAGGACGACCCCTACTACGCGCGGGCCAAGTGGGTGTGCTCGATCTGCCCCGTGCGACGTGAGTGCAGGGACTATGCGGACCGCGTGGAGAAAGGGCAGAAAAGGCTGTTCGGCGTGATAGGCGGAGAAGACTCGTTCGAGCGCCGGGCCAGGAGAGAAGAGGAGGGAAAGCTGTGAGGCAGTTGCTATACGGAAAGAAAGGCAATCTTCAAGGGTGGTTCGCCGTGAATGCGGACGACACGATAGAATACGTGCCTACGTCTCGCGAGGCGATGCACGGCTCGCACAAGGAAATGGTCGAGGATGCGGTGGGCAAACCGTTCCGGGCTATCAGCATCGGGTACGCATCGGAGCGGAAGGTGTTCTACACGTGCAACGGTATCCGTTTGATCCTCGTCAAGCAGGACGGCCCGCCGATCAACCCCGATGTGGCTCCGTCCGGGTACTACTATGATGCATCGAGGCATACGGTGGATCGCTTCTATGATCCACCGTTCCATGTGAAGGGCGAGGACTGTGCGCCGGACTCGGTGACGGGCGTGTTGAAGAGCCAGGGCTATGTGTGGTGTCGTCGGATTTACGATGGCGTTGAGCTCTTCCTGACGAAGGACAAGGACGGCAAAGCGGACGTGGACAAGTATTACATCAAGGCGTTCTCGATCGGGTTGAATCTGGATATCCTGGTCCGTTCTATCGATGTGTCGTGTGCGAAGTTCGAGGTGGTGAGGGCGTGAAGCCTCTGGAGCTCACCCCGGCGCAGTTGGAGAAGGTGGAGGCCGTCGTCGCACAGCGGGACGGCCTCCACGCCGCTTTGGATGTATCGGACACGGGGACGGGCAAGACCTTGTGCGCGGTGGAGGTGATGAAGCGGCTCGACCCGGTGACGACGTTGATCGTAGGCCCGGCGAAGCCGCAGATCGTCGACGCTTGGAGGGCGACGTTCGCCCGGCAGGGCGTGGAACTGCCGTTCAAGCGGATCGATTCGAAGCACCTCGGTCATTTCGATGATTTGAAGGATGGAGTTCCTGGCGTTTACTACGTGGGCCGAGAGTATCTAGGGCTATCTGACTACAACGCGAAGAACGTCAAGAAGGGTAAAGAGAACCTTCTGCCGTGGTCGAAGGCCAAGCCGGACTTCGTGGTGTACGACGAGGTGCAGTCGGCGTCGAACCGTAAATCCGGACGGGCGAAGGCCATGTGGAGCCTACGGAATGCCGGCTTCAAATTGGCGATGTCCGCTACGCCGCAAGGTAACCGATTCGAGGGGCTGTGGTCTGTTTGCCGTTGGTTGTGGTGGAACGTGGAAAATCCGCACAGGGTTCCGTTGTCCCATGACCGGAGGGACTGGCTGTTCGTGGAGGGGTCGTTCCATCGCTGGAAGGCGCGGTGGTGTATCGTTCAGAACAGCTGGATTCACGACAGGTATGGCAGACTGCAGGAGATCGAGACGATCGTCGCCGAGAAGGAACCGGGGGCTTTCCTTCGTTCTTTGCCGTGTGTGGTGGGGTTGCCTGCGGAGCGGAAGCCGGTGGACACCCGTATCGTCGAATGCGAGTTAACGCATAAGCAGCGCGATATATATGACAAACTGCAATATGAGCTGATCTCTGAGGTGGAGGGCGGCTTGCTCGTGGCGTCGATCCCATTGGTTAAGCTACTGCGTTTACGCCAGGTGACGTTGGGAGAGCCGTGTATAGTGTACGACCCCGAAACCGATATGGATTCGGTCACGTTCAACCCGGACTGCCGCTCCAGGAAACTCGACATGTTGAACGCGTTGATTGAGAAGCATCACCCTCGGGACAAGGTGCTGGTGTTCACGTCGAGTCAGCGGTTCGCCACCGCGATAGCCCATAGGTTGTGTGCGAAGACAGCCTTGTACACGGGTGCGCAGTCGACCACGGCGCGTAGTGAGGCGTTTGCAGGCTTCACAGAGGGGGATGTGCAGGTTCTACTGTGCACTGTCGGAGCCGCGGCTGAGGGCCTGGACGGCCTGCAGCGCGTGTGCCACGTGGAGGTGTGGCTGGACGAGGACCTGAACGGGATGCTGTGCGAGCAGGCGAAGGGCCGGCTGAACCGGATGGGCCAGCCTGCAGAGCGGATCATTCGCTACTATTTCCAGGCTCGGGACACGATGGACGACGGCACGTTCCAGCGTCTCGCGCAGCAGGCGGAGAACAATCGTTCAGTACTGAACAAGTGAGCTATATCACACAGCCCCGGCTTGCACGTTCGGGGCTGTGCCTGTACCGTAAAGGTACAAGCTGATTGAGAGAAAGGAACACACCATGACGATCACGGAGTTCATCGAAGACCTTGAGAAAGCCCGCGCCAAGTACGGCGATTTGAAGCTGTTCGTGGCGAGAGGATACCAGTTGTACCCGGCTGAGTCGCTCGAATTGTTCGACTGCCGCGTGGGGTACAACGAGCATTATGACGAGTTCTTCGAGTCGAATAATGCCGGGTTCGGGGCCGAGGAGGCCGTCGTTCTCGGTTAACAGAGAAAGGAGGAACGAAATGGACGACTACATTAAAGAGCGATTGAAGGACGCATTTGTGCTGTTCGATAATTTCGATAAGCACTACGCATACATCCCCGCTCTTAATAAGTGGCTGGACATCAACGGTGCGGATTACTGCCTTGGGCTAGCGGACATGCGCAACCTTATGGAAAACGACCTGCTCTACTTCGCACCTGTGCCCTTCATTCAATACGTGTGGGGCCAGCGGGATACTCAACGAGCCGCTCTGGAACCGCACACCACACTGAGGTATAAGGACGGGCCGATCATCTTGCACAACACGGGCGACACACCCGCTATTATCGAGTGCAAGCACATCGTCAACCTCGCAATCAACAAGGGCTGGGAGCTTCAACTGGTATGAGGAACGACGAACTGCTGTCACTGTTCACACCGCAGACGCGGCGCGACAAGCAGATCCGGGTAGGTGCATCGAACCTGTCAAACCCGTGTGCGCTGTGCCTGGCCGAGGACATCCTTCCTGGTATCAAGGATAAGAGCGGGGTCGAGTTGGTGCCGCGCGAGATGCGGGAATCCAACTTCGTCATGGGGGCGAGGATCGGAACCGACATCCACCGGGGCTTGGAGTACTGGGCGAAGCGACTCTTCCCGAAGTGGGAGCTGGAGCAGCGCTTCGAGCTCGGCCTCTACGAGAACTACGGGCTGATCAGGTCTACGGCCGACGCTTACGACCCGGAGGACGGGACGATCGTCGATTACAAAACGACCACCCGCTCCAAGCTGAAGGCGCTCAGCGCGGTGTTCTCGATGCATGGAGACGTACCGGACGTGACGGGTGACAGCGCTAAAGCCAAATACATCGCCTACGTCGCACAGACCCACCTCTACGCGCTCGGCAAAGAGCGCCGCGACGGCGAGGGGACTGTGCGCAAGATCAAAGTCGTTTTTATCCCGAGGGATGCTTCGCAAGTGTCCGATGTGGAGATTTTCACACTTGACTATGACCGCGAGAAAGCCGAGCGAGTGTGGCAGCGCGGGCAGCACATCATCGACGCCCTGTGCGACGGCTACACGGACTTCCCGTCATATCCCGGCTGTTATCGTTGCAACGTGCTGGCCGTTAAGAAGGACAAATAACCGGGGGTGTGCGACATGAAAGAACAAGACGACATTCTGGAGTACGGTTACATATCGGGACTCATCGACAGCCTCGAAGAGAGGAAGAAGGAACTCGCTGCAGCTATCAAGCAAAGGCTGCAGGTCGGTGAGTCTGGTGTAGCCGGGCCGTATATAGTGACGCGAAGGGAGGTTCACCGTTTCGATATATCGAAAGCTGAAAAGGCTCTACCTAGAGATACGCTTCGACGTTGCTATGTTCAAAAGCTGGATCCGAAAAGAGTGAAATCACTGGCTTCGGCAGAGGAATATCTTCAATGCCTTAAGAGCACAGAACAGCTTTACATCCGTCAAGAGAAAGGAGAAGACGAATGACAGATTTCGACATCGAATCATTCATCATCAAACCCGACGAACTCAGCAAACCCGAGCAGATTCTCGTCTACTCCGACTATGGTCAGGGGAAGACGACGTTCGCAGCCTCGGCTGCTAAGTTCGCACCAACCTCGCCTGTGTTGTACCTTGACCTCGAAGGCAGCACGACAGGGGTTACACGCGATGTTCCACCGGAAAACATCGACATCGTTAGGCCTAAGAACATGCCGATACCAGAAGGCATGACCAAGGAGGAAGGCTGGATTCACAACACGGACCGCATTCTTGTGGCGTTCCTCACAGGCGAGATGCCCCGTGAGTACAAGACGATCGTCATTGACCCGCTCAACGTCTACAATGACTGGTGTGCGGATTACTTCGAGGCCGTCGAGATGGCCAAGCAGAACCCCAACAAGTTCGCCATCTGGACGGAGGCAGCCAAGAAGACCACCGGCTCGAACGGGATCTTCCCTCTTCTGAAGGACGCCGGGGTGCTGTCCATCCTCGTAGTCCACCAGAAGACCGACGACAACGGGGTGGCCGACTTCGCTTGGCGCGGATCCGGTTCGCGGGCCAAGGTTGGACAGACGCCCGACGTGGTGGTACATTTGTCACTGGACACCGACCGGAAGACCGGCGAGTCGCATACGGAAGCGCAGATGTTCGCATCCCGAACGATCGGGGCCAAGAATCGCTTCAACCTTCCTCCGTTTGTGGAGGACCTGACCATCGAAAAGCTCTGGAAGCTTTGCGACAACCACTGAGAGAGGAGAATACCATGGCACGCAAACCCGCTTATAAGGCATTCAAACTCGACGATAAGGAACTCAAGTCCGCTCTCGGAGCCGACGGCCACTTCGGGGGTCGCGGTGGGGCCGTCAAGGTTCCGGCGCCCGGCGTCTACCGGGCGATCATCTGCGACGTGGAGAAGGGAGAGTACAAGTCCGCTGCCAACGCCGGGCTGCCCCGCCTCGTCGTTGACCTGAAGATCATCGAAGGCCCGACCGACGACTACGACGGTGCCATCGTCAAGGATTTCAACGTCCCGCTTCAACCGCACTGGAAGAACGGCAAGCTCAATTACAGCTTTCCGAACTTCTGGGAGGCCGTCGGCGCCTACGACCCCGACGAGGGCTTCCTGATCCCCGAAGACGAAACCGAACTGGTCGACCCCGACCAGACGGTCCTCGTCAAAATCGGGAACCGTCACAATGATCGGGGTTACGTAAACGCAACGGTTGAGTCCTACTACGTGGACGACGGAAAGCGAGAGCTGGAACAGCTTGGCGAGCCGCTGAAGCCCAAGGTCGTGCAGGACGCACCCACGGCTAAGGTCCAGCCGGCCAGGGACACGACGAGGAAGTTCAGCATCGGTTAAGAGGAAGGAGTAAGGAACGGCCCCAACGGGGCCGTTCCTGCTCTATAAGACACCGTCGGCTCGGAAGAGAAAGGAAGAGAAGATGGAAGCGATAGAATTCCTGGACATGATCTATGGGGACATCGAAGGGTACATCAACATCGTGACGATGGATCCCCTCGATGAGGAGGAGACCGTTAAAAGCAAATTCGTCGAGTGGCCGGAGAAGCGCGACTTCGCCCAGCGCTACCTGTCGATGCGCGAGGATGAGAACACCTACTGCTCGGTCGGCGTCTTCACAGGCAAGAGTCGCTCAGGCGATGACGAAGGGGCTATGTGCAATGTCGTGTGGGCTGAGGCCGACACCTGCCCCCCGAGCGAATTCGAAGTCGAGCCGAGTTTGGTTGTGCGCACATCGAGGAGCCGCACGCATTGCTGGTGGGTCCTCGACACACCCCATCCGTTGGCCGAGTGCTCAGAGGTTGCGAGGTCCATCTATCAGAAGCATCGTGATAAAGGCTGCGACTCCGGCTGGCAGGCGTCTAAGCTGCTTCGCGTGCCGGGCTCCGTCAATACGAAGTACGGCGCCGACTACCCCGTGCGCGTCGTGGAGAACACCGGTGCTGTCTACACGTTGGACGAGATCAAGGCGGTCTACCCCGTTGTGCTCCTCGCAGAGGCGAAGAAGGTCGGAGAAGCGCCCCCTATGTGCGATGATGAGCAGCTTCGCGTCATCGAAGATAAGCTCAAGACGCAGTCGCTTCGGTCTATGTATCTCGACGAGATCGAGGACGGGCGTCAGAGCTGGTCTCAGACAGCCAAGAAGTTCCAGATGGAACTATTCCGAGCTACGTTCAGCGACAACGAAGTGTACCAATTGATGCTTCGCGCGCATTGCAACAAGTACAACCCCGTCTACGCTGGTCGGAAAACCAAAGAAGGACACGCGATTCCGAAGCGCGACAATTGGGAGTTGTGCACATGGAAGGAGGTCGAAAAGTTCAGCAAGGAATACAAGGACAGCTTCACGCACCTCGATGAGAATGGGGTCGCTCTCGGAGACGAAAACTTCGCCAACGCCATCCGGGAGTACCAAACCGGCGAGATACAGCTTCTCACCGACGACGAGGTGGCTTTCATAGAAAGCGACGACAACCCCACATTCGTCAAGGATTACATAGACTACGGTCGTACAGTGACGGACACTGCGGATGCATATCATGCTGCACTGGGTATTGTGACGATGGCGACGACGATCGGAGCCTTCGGGTCCATCAACACGACGGGGGATGACGAGCAGGGGCTTCGCTTCTGGCCGCTTATCCTCGGCCCCTCCGGTACTGCGCACAAGACCACGGCCGTCAACGGAGCCCAGACGGTCATCGATCTGTGCGGTACCCTGGTGGGGCGCACCAACAGCATCAAAGTGGCAAGCGACTCCACCATCCAAGCTATGAAGCGTGACATTGCCCCGTTCCACAACACGCCCACGTATATGGCGCTTGACGAGATCCAGGATAAGTTCCGGGATATTATGGACAACCGCGGGTCGTGGAACGGCTTCGACGCCGGCCTGTGCAAACTGTTCAGCGGCGAAGTCGAGATGACGCGTCGTATCACCACCGAGGGAGTCGATAGGGCCAACGCACACCTAAACGTCATTCTTACGGGTATCTATGATGAGTCGATCGACATCCTCGAAATGCGCAACTTCAAAAATGGATTCCTCACACGTTTCACGTGGGTGACGTACCTCGATGACAACAAGAAGGGTAAGAGCGATGACAAGCCGAAGATCGCCGCCATGTTCAACAGCCGCCGCAAGTTCGGCAACAGCAAGGACCGAGACAGGAAGGCGCAGAAGCTCGCGCACACGTTGGCCAGCCGCGTCAACCAGCTGTGCCGTGTGTGCTACAAGACGGACGATGTGCCCGATGTGGAGCAGCGACTTCAGGAACGGGAGCTCGACGTGAACCGCATTCTCCTCGACGTGGACGACGAGGCTCTCGACCGCTACGAGACATGGTGTCTCAATGTACAGCGCTTCGACATCGTCGAAGACAAGTCGTCGATCTTCGAATCTGCCTTCCGACGGCTGTGCATCACCGTTCCTCAGGTAGCCGGGCTGTTCAGCCTCATGGACAGAGAGGACGGCGTCATCACCAAGACACACATGCTGAACGCCATCTACTACGCCAACCATTGGGTGCGGTGTCTGCTCAAGGCGCTCAACGACGTGACGGCGAGCCACTACGTCAAGCAGCAGGATTCGGTCATGACGTTCATTCGCACGCACTGCGACAAGGCTAACCACGCCATCCTGTGCACAAAGGTCCGGGATAAATTCCCTGAGTTGGACGAGTGGACGTACAAGAACATCATCTCGTCACTGCGAGGCAGGGGTCTTATCTCCGGCCCGGTTGAGCTCGAATACATTCGAGGCAAGGGTAAGAGCAAGAAGTCCAAGGGTTGGTTCTACACAATGGTGGTGGACGAGTGAGGACTGTGCGATTCTACCTGGCATCCGGCGACATCGAGATGTTCAAGGAGGTGGCGGTGGCTGCCCACCCGGAGCTCGGACCCCTCAACTATGAGTGGTCAGACACCGAGGAAGGCGCTGCTGTCTTCGACCTCGAACCGTGGGTTGACTGCGGCATCAACACGGCAGCCCAGTGGTTCGCCGGTGTTGTGCGACGCTATCTACTGGACAACGGCGCGTGGTCGTCGCCGTTCGGCGGAGAATGGTCGAAGATCCTATTCCTCGACATCGAGTCCCACGGGGTCGAGAAGCGCTGGTCTATGTCGCCGCGTGAGTTCTTCCGACTCGGGCAGTATGCGTGGGGCGAGGGCCCCGTCGTCTTGACGGAGGACTATGACGAGGTCATGGATGCTATTCGGGGGGCCGATGGTGTGGTGATCCACAACGGTCACAACTTCGACTTGTCCGTGCTGTTCGGCAAGGACAGCGACGAACCGCTAAAGATGACGATGGATCGCAAGGTCATCGACACCATGGTGCTGGCGAACATCGCCTATCCCGCCCTGTCCGTCTACCTGGACAGGGCGGGGCGCCGCGTCGTCACCGACCTCAGCCCTTCGAATGTGCGCAGATGGCTATCGCTCGACAACCTCGCATACCACCTGGGATTGGAAGGCAAGGTCATGGACTTGAAAGACCTCGCCAAGCAGTTCAACCCCCCGGGGACGAAGGTCGCAGATCTCGACTTCGGACTGATTCCGCTTGACGATCCGACGTTCCGCGAGTATTCCGAACAGGACGTAGTGGTGCTCAGGGGTATTTTCAAGGAGCTTCTGCTTCGTCATGAGGTCGACGAGTATGATTGGCGCGAGCAGTTGAAGGCCGCCATCAATGCGCAGATGTCGAGGAACGGCTTCCTCATCGACGCCGACAAGGCTTATGACAGGCTCTACGAGTTGGCGGACAGGAAGGAGAAACTGCTCGATTACCTTCACCAGTCGGTGGGCATGCCGCTCGATTCGAAGCAGCCGTGGCGGACTACTAAAGGCAAGCAGTGTGTCCTCGACGCCCTGGCTGCGTTCGGTGTGGACGAGTTCACGCACCCCGAGTGGCCTCGCACACCGACGGGCGCTCTGCAGCTATCCGGCAGCGTCGTACAGGACCTCCTCAGAGGCCACGGAAGCCACGCTGAGGCCTTCGGAAAGGTTCTGGGCGAGCTACTGGGCCAGCGCTCTCTTGCGCAGCTCACAATCGATTGTCTGCAGCCTGACGGCCGTGTGCATCCCGAGGTCGACGATCTTCAGCGCTCCGGACGCTCGTCGACGACGAAGCCCGGCCTGACCGTGTGGACGGCTCGCGGAGACAACGCTGTGGAGAAGTCCTATTTCATCCCGGACCCCGGCTGCAAGCTGGTGTCGTTCGACTACTCGAATGCGGATGCGAGGATCGTCGCCGGCTACGCACAGGACCCCGCATACCTGAAGAATTTCCTGCCCGGCGCCGACCCGCACGAAATCACGGGTCGAGCCGTCTGGGGCGATGAAGAGTACGAGGCGCATATGCCTGAAGGTTGGGAGACGGATAAGGAGGCGCGCAAGCGCAACCCCTACCGCCAGAAGGCGAAGGCGCTCTCGCATGCATGGAACTACGGCGGCGGAGCTAAAACGATTTCCAAGGCGTCGGGTCAACCGCTCGACGTGGCGGAGCACTTCGTCGAGAAGATGGCGGAGGCTTACCCTTTGGTTGTGCGGTGGCGTCAGGACTGCGCAGATCAGGGCGAGAGCGGCTACATCTATAACGAGTGGGGTCGGCGCATGAGTGTCAACATCGAGCGGTCGTACACCCAGTCCTCGGCGCTCATGGGTCAGTCGGGTACGAGGGAGATCATGACCGACGCGCTCATCCGCATGCTGAACTGTGATATCCGTCTCATTCACTGGCTTCGCGCGCAAATTCACGACGAGCTGATTTTCTCCGTCCCCGAATCAGAGCTAGAATGGGCGGTACCCAAAATCGCCGAGCTGATGTCCACGACGTGGAACGGGGTGGGGTTCACCGCCGCACACGGGCAGCCGGCAGACGACTGGGAGCATGCCTCCCACTGATGAAAGGAGATAGTATGACGAAAGCGACGCTGTATACGAAGCCTGGCTGTGTCCAGTGCAAGATGACGAAGAAGGACTTGACGAAGAAGGGTATCCCTTTCGATGAGATCGATATCACCGAGGACCACGACGCCCTGTCCTTTGTGCTAGGACTCGGCTATAAGCAAGCCCCGGTTGTGGTGATCGGCCAGACGCATTGGAGCGGGTTCCGCCCCGACATGGTTAGGAAGTTCGTTTGATGAACACGATTGACAGGCAGTATGAGGTTCTTCTCTCAGACGTTCTGAAGCACGGTGTGGAGAAGAAGGATCGCACAGGGGTGGGAACGCTGTCCGTTTTCGGGCGACAGCTCCGCTATGACCTGAACAACGGATTTCCGCGTATCACGACGAAGTTCGTGCCCATGAAGGCTGTGAAGGGTGAATTGCTGTGGTTCCTATCGGGTGACACGAATATTAAGTGGTTGAAGGATCACGGTATTTCGATCTGGGACGAGTGGGCTGATGCAGAAGGCAACCTCGGGCCAGTGTATGGGTACCAGTGGCGCTCCTGGCCTGCACCTGACGGAAAAGGCATCGACCAAATCTACGAGGCCGTCGAGAGCTTGAAGGCCGATCCGGACTCCCGCCGGCATATCGTGTCGGCATGGAACGTCGGCGACTTGGACGCCATGGCTCTCATGCCCTGCCATGTTCTATTCCAGTTCTATGTAGCGGGCGGCAGGCTCTCGTGTCAGCTATACCAACGCAGTGCGGACTTGTTCTTGGGTGTGCCTTTCAATATCGCGTCGTATTCCTTGTTGACGCACATGATCGCACAGCAGACAGGCTACGATGTAGGAGAATTCATTTGGACTGGAGGAGACTGCCACATATACAAGAACCACGTGGTGGCTGTGCGAGAACAACTTTCCCGCAACCCCTACCCGTTCCCCGAGCTCAGCCTCAAGAAAGCACCATCGATATTCGACTATCAAATGAGTGATATATACGCATCGGCAGGGTACAAACACCACCCCGCCATCAAGGCCGCCGTGGCTGTATAATCGAAGACCCATCGTAGAAAGGACGAGATTTTGACTGTTAACATCGACCCGATCTCAACCGTCGACGAATACCTCGACCGCTCTGATTGGCGCGTCA